ATTCACTTTAACATGCTGGATTTCAATCATCGATGCATCCGTAGCAATGCGATTATAAACCACATCAGCAACAAACGAACGATTCCAACGATGGTACGTTGAATAACCAGGTGCTGAACTTCCAGCTCCTAGGTCAGAATCGTACCCAGATGCTTGTTTACCCACGAACGCATTCCATGCATGAGATATTCTATCGGATAATTTCATTTTATAAGAATGCCTCCTGGTTACGTTTATAAGCAACCCAAGAATCCATAAGTGCCGCTACATTATCAATTTTTTCATCAGAGCGTAGCTTTGAAAGCTTGTAATTGCCATTGTTATCTTGTATTGCCACAGAGTTACCCATGGCAAATGTCATTAGTTCTTCATCAAATATCAGCTTTCTCTCCATAGCCAAGTTCTTGATTTCGCCTAAAGGAACTGATTCAGTTCTGGCACCTTGAATTACTTTTTCCATTCCATACTCACTGTTTTCTTGAGCCCACTTTTCGGTGAACTCTCTAGCATTGTATGGGTCATAACCAAAAGACAAAACTTGGTAACCATGCTTATCAACATAATTCTGAACGTCTTCTTCTACTTTAATCATGTCTAATATCGGATCGTCCATTATTGTTAAAGTACCTTCTTTGACAAATTCATCGTATTTTAGGCGCATCGCTTGAGGGAGCTTACGTATCTTTGCCTCGGATACATATGACTTAGTCTTTACACCAAATCTATTTTCTCCGAGAGGGAATAAGAATGTGAACGCACAGAAATCATCACCTTGTGAAAGATCTGCTCCCATTGAACAAAGCAATCCATCAAAGTTCTGTTTTCTATGTGGCAAAGTTTCCTCGTAGACAAAGAAATACGTAAAACCTTCTACTGGAATTCCGAATCTTTTAGCTAAAATATCATTGCGCTTCTCTGGACGGGCTTCTGCTAATGAAACGTCTTTCTGATAAGCATCATAAGAAACCGATGCCCCGATATTGGGATTAGCTTTAACCCACATTTCAGGATCATTTACTTCACTAACATCGTCTAATCTGTAATAGAATATTGAGTAGTTAGGTGCAAAGAAATCACCGTTCAATATATCAAGTAATTCCATTTTAATAGTATCACCTACACCATTACGAGCTGTACCTTCTGAAGATGTTGCTAGTATAGTGTAGTCATCAATTTTTGAAGCACCTTGCTCAATAGCTCCTATTACATCTTCCTTGATACTTCCTGAAAGCCATTCATCGACAACGTTTACCTTACTACGAAGTCCTTGAAGCTTATCTATTCGCATGGGTCTAACTTCTATCAAAGAATTCGTTATGAAATTTTCAATACCCTTCTTAGTAGAAGCTGCCTTAACTTTAGACCATGTGTTAGACTTGATACTTCCAGATGTAAGAAACTTAAATAACGGTCCTCTAGCACGAGCTAATGCCGTACGAATGGGGGCCATTGTTTCTTCGGCCAATTTCATAGTTGGTGCTGTAACAATCTGATGAGTAGTACTAGTATCAATAAAAAGTGTATATGCTTGAACAAATGCATCGTACATAGACTTGGCAGCACCACGTCCAACGATGAGATACTGCTTGTTAACCAATCTCTTTTTTACTTTAACAATCTCGTAGCGACGAAGCTTTTGATTGTAAGTCTTTATCTCTGGAAAGTAATACCAACCGAATAATTGTTCACCCCAAAGCTTAAAACTATCTAACAGTCTAACAGGTTGACCATCAACTAATGTCATTTCTTGTTCACAGAAGTTGACCCAACCTGTAATAGCTTCATCGTCGTAGTAAAATTCGGGCCTGTCAATTAGGTAATCTATACGGTTCATCTCCAAAGATATCCATCGATTTACAGGTATCTCACCACGCAATACTTTGTCACGAAATTCACCGTAAAAGATTGGAACCGCTGTATTGGATAGAGCCATAATTAATCACCTCTTTAAACTGGCACTTTTTTCATAGCTTGCTTAAGCATCTGTTGACCAGCTTGGTGAGCAGCGTTCTTAAGCAACTCGGTCCCAACATTAGTGATAACTTGCCGTGCCACCGATTTCTGAGCTGGACTAGCAATACTTACTTGCTGCTTTAATTGATTCTCTAACGTAAGACGGTTAACTTTCTCACGAAGTTGAGGAGTAGACATGCTTGCACGATTGGCATAGACTTTCTTCCAGCCTTTCTCTCTAGAGTTAGAAGCAGCCGCAGCCGCCCTAGGAACCTGACCGGATCCACCTAATAAAGATTGAACACGACGCCGAACTCCCCATTTTTGGCCTTTCATACCGTGGTGCTCAATTGAAGTACCACCAATATCTTGAGCTAATATTTGATCAATTTTGTCCATTATAAATCACCTCCTTTATCTATAGGAACTTTGTTATCTTCTTCATAAGCAACTTGAATCCGCCATTTCAATTCTTCAGCAATTGACTTCATGACATTCAATGATGTTGCTGTAGGAGGATCAAATAACATTTTTACCTGAGTATAAATAAACTGCTTGATTAAACCAAATTCAGGATTTCCATTTATCTGACTTGGATCCTTAAAGTCATCCCATGTTGTATTTTCATCTAGTTCAATGGACTTACCGGCACCTAACTGATTAACTAATGCCAATCCTGAACTGATATGCATTATGAGTTCATCTTTGAATGAATCATCTCCATCAGAAATACCTACAATTCTAGATACATTAGACAATATTGTATCTGCCACGCTATTCACCTACCATAGTTTAGTATCCCCGGGTTTTCTTTCAACATATGTATCAAAATTACTGAGATAATGTATTTTATTATGAGTATCCTCAGAAACACATATCAAGTTCTCGGGGTCATAACACTTTGATGTTTGGTTCTCTATATCTTCAGCTGTAAGTGGAGATATATGATGAACAATTATTTTACCATTAATAAACATTCCAGGAACTGCCAAATCGCATCCTATATCTCTAGTTATTATAGAATCTCTTAATTGCATCCATACTCTAGATTTATAAAAAGAATTTGAAAGATACCTTGGCGAATCATGATGACTACCTGACAAACTAATAGCCCTTAGACGATCACCATAATCGGGAATCTTAATAACATCACTATAAGATAGATTATTCATGATCATCAGCACTACTAGACTTATACATGGACAATGCGTCAATAGCTTTCCTAGCATCACCCTTGTCACCTTGGTCAGTATTGATGTCTTTGGTCTTAGCTTCAAGCAAAAGATTTTCTTTCTTAAGCTTTTCAGACTCTAGCTTACTCTTTTCAGATCCCAATCTAAGAAAATGAACAATAACTGCAGCCGAAGCTGTTCCGTCATTCATTTGTTTCTCAGCAGCATTCATGGCCGAGTTGATAAGTTGGTCTTCACGCTTAGAAGGATTCAATGATGGCGCTTCCCTCTTTTTACTACGACTCATACTTGTACACCTCCTTAATACTAATTAGCACGCAAGTTATTGCTTTCGGAAGTCGTATTATCGTCTGCAACATATCCAGTTGTACTCTTGATTGTATTAACTGATGCTTCAATGTACGCTCCTACTTGCTTATCTGTTACCTTAATTCCAAGTTCATTAGCATACTCTGAAAGAGCTTTGACTGCACGGTCTTTCTTTTCAGAACTTGAAAGGTCAGAACTCTGTTCTAAGGCTTTGACAATAATGTCTGCCTTATTGGACATATTAATGAGTATTTTATTATGTGTATCCTGGGCCACAACTTTCATTAAACTAACAATCACAGGTAATACTAGACCTATGGTCGTTATAACGTTAACAATGTCATCCGGTTTCATCATCCTCACTATCCTTTTCTATATCATTAAGATACTGTTTAACTTTTGCTGTCACGAATGAGTTCCCACCGACACTATGATACTTGTCATAGAAATACCTTACTTCACTCTCTGAAAGCCGATGGGAGTCAATCCCCTCCAGTATTTGTAAACGCAAAATTTCCTTTTGAGTATCTCTTGTACTCTTACGATTTTCAGACTTGACATCTTCGATTGCTTCCAATGCCTTATCGATCTTATTCTCTAATGGTTTAAGATCATCTTTAGATTGTTCTTTAACATTTCGCTTAACTGCCTTAAAAAATCTCCACATTATCATGCAAAGAGTGGACACTAATGCAAAAGTTTCGGGAGTCAAAAGGTGTGATACTAATCTTGCGGTGTCATTAGTAAGTTGTTCTATAGTTCATCACCCCCTTTCCAAACTTTTGCAGTACTTTTTGATACCTTCGACGAGGCTTTAAGATAGCTGTGTGCTGGTATTATACGTAGTAGGGGAGTATCTGAAGGAAGATAAACAAGACTACTACCTTAAAGCCCCTTCGACGGTATCAAAAGCTATAAAAGTTTGGCTAAAAATGTCACTGGGGCATTTTTTGA